GGATGAATATATCTAACATAAAACCCATTGTCTTCTAATTTTGCTACTAAATAACCAACACAATCACCTTGTTTGTATATTGGTTCTCCAAAAATATACTCGGGTACTTGATACCATATATGAGTATCTCCGTTAGATTTACTCCTTGACGTAAACTTAATCCGTGTATGTATTCGATTCAATATTTTATTATATATAGCACGCTCTTTTAAATCACGTTTCTGTTTCTTTTCAAATAATTCATCAATATTCATTTTTTCTATATTATCATTTTCGTCTGTATGAATAAAAATTGACATTGTGTAAATATACAAATAACCAGAAAATATATAGAATTTTATTACGTATACTTTGTAAAATAACATGTCAGACGATGATGATAATCCAATAAAACCAAAAATCCGTCACATTGTATGTTCTGGTGGTGGTGTAACCGGATTTTCATTTTATGGAATGTTAAAAGCTTGCCATTCACGCAATTTGTGGAAATTTGACGACATAGAAACCATTTATGGTACTTCTGTCGGGTCTATTTTTTCTGTGATATTGGCATTAAAATATGATTGGAAAACCATTGACGATTACCTAATAAAACGTCCATGGCAAAATGTCTTCAAGTTTGATTTATATTCGATAATGGACTCACTTCAAAAAATGGGTATTTTTGGAATTAAAACAATTGAAGACATTTTTTCGCCATTGTTCTTGGGTAAAGATATACCAATAAATGTTACCATGATTGAGTTTTATAATATTACAAATATTGAAATACATATATTCACTACAAATGTTACGACCTTTGAATTAGTCGACATATCATACAAAACTCATCCTGATTGGAGACTTATTGATGCTGTATATAGTTCATGTTCTATACCTATTATTTTTTCACCTCTTATAAAAGAATCTAATTACTACTGTGACGGAGGGTTACTATTAAATTATCCACTCGATAAATGTATTAAAAATGGTGCTAATCCTGAGGAAGTTATGGGTTTATGTAGTGATTTAAATACAGCAACTGAGGATGCTCTCAATGAAAAGTCTTCTTTATTGGATTATGTCATTGTTATATTGAAAAAAGTTATGACTGCGTTTTTGCCATCAAAACAAACTGTCATACAGAATGAATTCAAAATTAAATCACATGATATATCCATTTATGATATTATTAACACTTCTAGTAACAGCGACGAAAGAATACGTCTCATTCAAAATGGTGTTGATGTAATTGAAAATATATTCACATCAACCAATAATCAGGACAACTTATCTACTCCATCAACATAGAATTCACAAAATGTTCCAAGGTATTTGTAGATATCTTAGAATCAAAATCAATGGTATTATTATCTTTTACCATTTTCACAGTGGGGTACGATTCTATATTATACTTATTCATCATATTTTGTACGTCACTGGTCTCATCAGTACAATCAATGTCAGTGCATTTTACAAGATAACCATTTACCTCTTTATCATTGAATTGTTTTTTGAAATTATTCCATTCAGGAAGAGCCTTTTTACAATGAGGACACCAATCCACATGAAAAAATATCACACTTACTTCCTTTAATCTACGATTTGAGTTTGGCACATCCGCAAATTTATTCTCTTGTTTTTTTGTAAAATATGCTTTATATCCATAACTTGCGGCATATCCAAAAATAATAATCGCAATTATACCTACTATATACTTATAGTAGGGACGCACAATCTTACTCACAACTTCGACTAATCCAGACATTATATATATAACCTTCATACTTTTTGTCTAGAAAAGTACGAATATATTCGACAAAATTTAGTAAATTATATTTTATCCTGGTTTTATAAGTTAGTATGAGTAAAAATAAAACGATTAAACACAAACCAGTATATTCTCTAAATGATTATAATAGTGGTGATGGTATGTTAACAAGTGTATGGGGTCCCGGTATGTGGCACGTATTACATACAATGAGTTTTAATTATCCGGTTAAACCTACAAATGCTGATAAAGAACATTATAGAAATTATGTATTAAGTCTTAGACACGTATTACCATGTGGAAAATGTAGGAGAAATCTTCGCGATAATTTCAAAAAATTACCACTTAAAATGAAACATATGGAGTCTAGAGAAACCTTTTCGAGATATATATATGATTTACATGAATTGATTAATTCTATGTTAGGGAAAACTTCTGGATTAACATATGAAATGGTTAGAGAGAGATACGAACATTTCCGTGCTCGGTGTTCGGTTTCCTTTAAAGAAATTACTTCTAAATTAAAGAAACAGTATACACAAAAAAATAAAGAAAAGGGATGTACTGAACCGTTATATGGTGAGAAATCAAAATGTGTTATAAAAATAATACCCCATGATAGTCATGAATCTACTTTCCAGGTGGATGAAAAATGTGTTAAGAAGTTATTAGAATGAGGATATATTTAGTAATCTGTCATTTGTAATGTATCATCTTCATAACGGAAATATATTATATTTTATATATACAATATAATATAAATAATGTCAGCTGATTCGATAGAGAAAGAACCAAATCAAACCCTTCCAAATTCCAATAAAAAAAACAAATATATTCCTTTCTGGGGAGAAGACCCTAACGTGCTTTTCGCTCCGAAATATTTAACCGAGTTTTTTCCAACTGAAAACATGACTTACGAACAAAAATTAAACTCTGTCACTCGTACTGTCATTTTACTATCCATTATCAGTGTTATTGTTTATGGTAGTATCCGACACTTATTTATCGGGGTTATCACAGTTGGCTCTATTTATATCCTTCAGTACTACCATCAAAAAGAGAAAACTAAGACAGAATCTAAGAAGGTTGTAGATAATATCAAGGAAAGTTTTGCTAATCCCACAATGGATTTATTAACACAAGACGGTAAAGAGATTCCTTCTGATTTATTTGCTGAACCAGAACCAAGCAATCCATTTGGGAATGTTCTTATGTCTGATTATGATTATAATCCTCATAAAAAACCCGCACCAGCAGCATTTAACCAAAATGTAAACAATAAAATTTTAGATAATGCCAAAAAATTTGTAAGTCAAGCAAATCCAGACCAACCAGATATTGCTGATAAATTATTTAAAGATTTAGGCGACCAATATGTATTCGAACAATCATTACGTCCATTTTATTCTAATCCTAGTACTACTATTCCTAACGACCAGGAAGCATTTAGTGAATTTTGCTATGGAAGTATGATTTCTTGTAAAGAAGGTAATAATTTCGCATGTGCTAGAAACTTATCCAGATATACGAATTATTAAGCAATTTTCATAATTTCCATATAATAATTACCTTATATAGAAATTCATTCTCTATCTATAATATAAATATAAGATGTCCTCCGTTAGTCCTTATTTGTTTAATAACAATGGTCGGATTGGATTAGATAATTCCGACCAAACACAAAATAACATCCAAAATACCAGATTTGCTAACCACAATTTAGCAAGTTTTTTTAGTGAAAATACCTCCTCTCAACACGTTCAATTTGCTCTGCAACAACCTACCATGATGTTTAGTGGTGTTTCTCATGGTAACGGGTTAAATGGTAATGTGATTGATTTTGAATCTAACTTGTTGCTTAAAAGCGAACAGACTCAACCTTTTGAAAAGTTACAACTGTTCCAACGCCCATTTGCGAGTGTTCCTTATTTAGGTCGTGGAAGCTGTGACCCTGATTTAGAGTCTCAGTTACAACACGGTGAGGTTGTTGCGGGTAAGAAGAGTGTTTCTACTATTATGGATAAATCCTTTTCCCAATATTTGTTGTATCCTACTGATGAGAAGATGGAGGAGCGTGTAAATAATGCTGCTTACAATGTGGAAGAGGCCGCACTCGATGGATGGGTTCGTGGTGGTAAATCTACACGCGAAATGTCGAATGATGATGTTAAGGAACATCATAGCCGTCCTAATTATATGTTCTAGATTGAATACTTATTCATATAGTATTTTTGACACTATATGAACTACTTTGGTGTAAATATATACTTTATTTCATCATTCGATGTTGATAATAAAGGCGTTTGTGCTAATCCTATATGTGATAGGTATTTACAAATTTCAATAAATAATTCTTCCATATCTATATTGTATTTATTCAAATTTAACATCATTAAAAAAGCATTGGTTAATGCTCCTACTTTTTTTTGTAAAAACTTATCATACTTTTCAATACTTACTTGATTATCAGTACAACCACTAATCGCATATATATTCGAATTCTCTATAAAATTTTGATTTATATTTTCTTTTATAATCCTATTGTCTGTGTAAGAATAAGACCACGGTAAATCACATATACTTCCACTATGACAACAATCAAATAATAAAAATAATTTACAGTTTACATTTTTTATTATCGCATATATTTCATCATCTAATATTATACCATTTGTTTGATAATCGACTGGAATCATCACACTATCTAAGTTATACTTTTCATCACCTGAACGATCTTTACGTATTGTACCATGTCCGCTATAATGAAACCATAATTCATCGTCTGACTGTTTATTAGTTACAAACTCTGTTAGTTTATTTAATATATTTTGTCGCTTAGGATATAAATCACGGTCTTCAGTATCATCAGTTAATATAGTTATATTTTCTTCTTTGAATTTCATTTCATTTACTAACATATCACGCATACTCAATATATCATCTATACATCCAAATAATTCGGATTCTTCTATTTCTTTATAGTTTATTCCTATTAACAAAGCAAATCTCATATTACTCTATTCATATACAATATTATTTACCAAATAAATAATACAAACGAAATACTACAACATAAATTATAACCACATTGTATATAAATGGAAATTTCAGGTTCACCCATTAGTAATATACAAATTCCATCAGAACAAATATATAAGGTACATTATCTTGATGCTAGTAAAACTGAAAATAAGATTATTATTTTTTCCAATAGCAATCAACCGGTTAATTTGAACGAAATGTTTAGCGAAGATGATATATTGAATATTCAACTAAACAAGATTGACGTCGTATTTTCATCACAACAAATTTATACTGACGACACAATACGTACTATAAAGAAGAAAATTATAACAGAAATCGGTACAAATATAATTTCTTACCCGGAATTGTATTTATTTTCAAAAACTAATAGCGACTTGTCTTTATTTCAAATATATACATTTCTTACTCAAGATAATAAGAACCCTTTAGATTCTGTCATGTTAGGACAAATATTACAAAATTTAGGTATTCATGATAAAGAGATTATTGACAAAATACCCGTTCAAGACAGTTATACCTATCATGATTTAACCAAATATTTATCTGTTATTGATGGAAAACAAGAGCTATGGCAACCGATTGGTCCGCGATTTACAAACAAAAATGTGGATTTACTATTTCAAGCGAATCCTTATAATATTATCAACGCAAACAATAATCCGTTTCAACATACCAGAGAAAATCCTCTCATTTCATTTGAGAACAATGTCTTATTGACTTACGGGGATATTATCAAAAATACGATATACGCTACTTCTGTATCAGATGTCATTGAATATGGAAAGACTATCCAGTTAGATGATGAGTATATTATCCCTCTTTATTTCCCACTATTGGAAAAGGAAGGTATATCTACTGGGATTGATGTCGTTCAAAATAAACAGAAGTTATTAGCAAAAAACGACGCATTATATGATAAAAGTTTTGTAAAAACAGAGGAAAATTTACACACGATTTATGATTTATATAATAATGGTTCTCGAGATGATATATCGTATTCACAAAATGGCATTCAAGCGATTGAGTTTACCATACATCCTCCTTCCAAAGTTAAGTTACCTCTTGATGTATTATTTAAAAATATGCATTCTACTAAAAAAATACCATTTATCAAATATAATCCTGGTTCGCGTTTTGAGAAAATGTATCGTGCTTATTCCGAGGAAATTACCAAAACCGGACAACAAATTCCTTATTTATCGAAATCGGCTATCATGAATTATTCAAAAATGATTGGTAAATCACAGCAAATTTCATTGGTTATTCAAGGTACTATACAAAATAAAGTTTTTGATGTTATTTTGAGTATCAATCAAAATGGAGATATTCATGTTAATGTTGAGTTTTTATTGAAAGAACTAGAGGTTCCTAGAAGTATTGCTGTATTTTCGTTACCATCCATTAATGAACTCAATGATTTTTTAAAGGATATTATTAACGAAACCATTCATACTTTGAATGGGTTTTTATCAGTTTTAGGTTATAAATTACAAACATTTGTGAATTTAAAACATAAAAATATTGAAATACAAAATATCCATTATAAATTATGGTCTCCTTTAAAACATGATATTAACCTAAAAGATTTATCACCTTGTTTAACAAATCTCTTTGAAATACATGATGTTGAGCGTTCATCCATTAAAATGAATTTTAAACGAGTCAATAATTATACACAAATGACCGCAATTAATACCATGATTACAGAAGTATATAAGAAGACAAATAACGAAAAGGAAGTTATTAACGCATTAGTACTAAATTATAATTACACCGAACAGCAAGCCTTATTAGAATTCGCAAAATACTTAAATGATTTTACTATCATTAACGGACAGTATGTAAATAAAAATATTGATGTTGTTGAAAATCCAGGATTTTCTGTAAATATGGGTAGATTACAAACCGGGTTAATTCTATATATTGATGCTACTCAGATAAATAACATACGGTATATTGAATTATTATCTATCTATTTTGATAGCTTTTTACGGGTTTCACAAAACATTGGAATTAACGGTATATCAAAATCTAGAATTAATCAATTATGTTCCGGAAAATATAATAAGGTCATTGAACCTTCTGTTGATAATATTATAATACCATCTAATAAAGCTATTCTTCCTTTACCGAAAGAATCTTTCTCTATAAAAGATGACACTGATATTAAAATAGATGAAGATGACGAAGATGACGAAGATGACGAAGATGACGATGAAGGGTTTTTATATATTGATGAAGACGAAGACAATGAAGAGGATGAAGAAAATATGGAAGATGAAGATGATATAGAAGGCGGTGCTACAAAATCAAAAGTGAAAAATCTGGACCCTAGAAAATACTTATTCGATAAGTTAAAACTATTAGAACCAGAACTTATATTAACAAAAGAAGTCGGACATTATAAGGCATATTCGCGTGCGTGTCCCTCAAATGTCATGAGACAACCCGTTATTCTTACTAATGAGGAAAAAAGGCAAATTGATGTTAATAACCGAAACGCATATGGATATGCTTTACGATATGGAGCTGACAAAGAAAACCCGAATTGGTTTATATGTCCCAGATACTGGTGCTTAGATACAAATCAACCTTTAACTAAAACACAGGTAGATTCTGGTGTATGTGCTAATAACGTTCATGAGTTTACTGATAATCGATACCATGTGGATAAAGATGGTAAATACGTCCATCACTACCCTGGATTTTTACCAGATGAAACTCATCCAAAATATGGTGTTCCATGCTGTTTTAGTAAATCATGGGACTCAACACAGCTTGAAAGTCGTAGAGAAAAATGGGGACTTACTCAAAATGATATTGATGTTCCACGTGGAACTAATTGGAAAGAGTATATCGATGGAACTGACACCGAACTACATGGTGAAATTGAAGTAAAACAACCAGATGCTATTGAAAAATCTATTAAGACCGTCAAAACAGCTAGTGATGATATCAGCATTGTCAAATATTTTTCTAAGTTATCATTCTTTGAAATTCCCGGAACATGGGTATTTTTACCACGTTCAGTTCAATTATTTTTGAATATTCAATACCAAGATATCGTCACTCCCGAAAATCCCCAAAAACTTAAAGAAAATCAAAAAGCATACTTATTATACACAGTCGAACGTAAATATCATCAATCATTTATTGGGTGTATCGCTAGAATATATGCTGACATTAATAATTATCATAGTCAAAATATACCCGTTCCTACTATTTCTGAAATGAGAAACATTATTGCAGATTCTCTTACACTTGATATGTTTTTACAATACCATAATGGCTCATTAGTATCAACCTTTCAACCTAAACGTATACGCGTTAATGATACCAGTTTAAATAAACATTATGATAGTGTATTTTATAAATCTTTAGATTCCAATATTGACGCTCAAATGGACTTTTATGAATCTACTGTCGCATCATTTGATAAATTTGTAGAGTATATTCGTGATGATGATTCTTGGATTGATTATGTTTATTTATGGGATATTATTACATCCCCTAATCCAAACTTGTTTCCATCTGGACTTAATCTTGTTATATTAAGTGTTACTGATAATGATATTACTGACAATGTTGAAATTATATGCCCTACTAACTCGTACCAATCTAAAATATATAATAAAAATAAAAATACTTTAATCCTAGTAGAACAAGACCACTATTACGGTATTGTATCTATTTATGATAATACGATGAATAATACGGTATCTCGTAGTTCTACGTTTGGTAATAACGAAAATTTACCTGAACTACGCAAAATGATGAGGAAAATACAACACACTACGAATAATTATTGTAAACCATTACCTAGCATGCCAACTGAATACAAATATAAACAAAATATTACTTCTGAAGAAATTTTTGATATTTTACAGGAACATCAATATATCATAGATAAGCAAGTCTCGAATTATAGAGGTAAAATTATTGGATTTATAGTACGTATTTCGAATGAAAATTCCAATACTATTTTTATTCCTTCTCTTCCTTCCTCTGTCTTACCAGACATACCGGTTATTTATATGGATAATATTCAATGGTCGGACTACGTTAATACACGAGATACCCTTTTACAAATACATCAAAATACAAAAGGTGCTATATTATCAAATCCGCTATTAAAAGTCGTTGAAGATGGTCTTATTGTTGGAATTTTGACTGAAACAAATCAAGTTTTACAAATTAATCCACCCGTTACTAATGATATTGAAGATGGTATTAATTCTATTAATGTCAAAGGATATGCTGATAATGGATATTATAAAGCAGATAAAACTATTCAGACTAAAGATACTCCGGATTCCGTTAGAAACACAGTTGTTCGCAGTATTCGTCTAGAAACACAATTTTACGCATCATTCAAAACTACAATACGTATTATGTTGAATGACCCGAATTATTTAACTATTAAAGAACTATTACTAACTACTCTTAATGATAATCGCTTGTTATATCGCGTGAAGTTACAAAAACTAATATTGTTGATTAAATATCTCGTCAGAAATACCATATCTTTTGATGACGTCGATGAAAAAATACTAAATGATATAAATAACGTTTCTATTTGTAATGAAAATAATCAGGATGAACCGTATTGTATTGTTAATAATAACAATTACCAACTTATTATACCGAATAAAAATTTAATCAGTGGAATGGATAACGAAAAATTGTACGTTGGACGTATTGCTGATGAACTTATCCGATACAAACGCATTCGATTGTTTATGTTAGAACCTAAAAAGTATTTAAATATTGGAACTGTTGATTATAAGTTAAATCCAGATGAAGTTATTTTATTACAATCTGTATTAACTGATGAATATTGGGAGAATTTACAACCCTTTTACCGAAATACATATATTCGAAATTTAAATTATGATAATTCTGAACCGGCTATTTCACAAAAATATTCTTCCGAAATCACATTACAACAACAACAAGATAAAACCGATGGTAAAGATACAGATACAACCGATGAGATACCTCTTGCTGAAAAATGTGTCAAAGAAGAATTAAAAGAGGTCATTGGTAATAATCTGAGTAAATGGAAACAAATATTTCCAAATGATTCCAAAGAAATTATTTATCATTGTTCGAATAGTTGTACTTATAATTTGTTTCAAATGATTTACCAAGCTCATCTTCAACAAGATATCACTATTAATGATATTAAATTAAAATTAATTCAGTTGTATAACCAATATTCTATGAATTATAAATCCAAAATTCACGATATTTTGCGGAAACAAAATGGTAAATCCAGCATGATAAAAAAGGTCATGTTAAATAAACTTTCATTAGAGGATTTAATTATGAGTGAAGAATATTACTTAACTACTTTCGATATTTGGGTTTTAGCTTACGAATATAAATTACCCATTCTGTTATTTTCTCAATCACCTCTCGATAATTTGAATATGAAAGAAGATTGGATTATATTAGGTGGTAATCCTATGAAAGACCGATTCTTTTTTATTCGAAGTCCAGCGACTTCAGCAAAATGTCCCGAATTTCGTATGGTTACTCCTCAACGTCCGTTATATGATTTGGAAGGATTCAGTGATGTCATTGAAACACCCACTAACTACATTAATAATTTGATTGATATTTCTACTTACCTAGAACAAGTCTCACTTGTCATTGAATAAAAAAATATAATAAAATATTATTGTATCTATTATATTTTTCCGTTTCTTTATCTAAAATCCAGCATCATATCCATCATCACATACACCCATATCATTCTTTTTAATCGCATCTAAATTATTTTTAATGGTTACACTATTCTTAGAACATGATTCACTGCTATCTTCCAATGAACCGAACATCTTTTCGATTTCCTTATTGTTATCCTTCTTTGTCACGTCAACAGTTGGCATATTCTTCATCTGTTCCATATCTAATACCACTTGGAACGCTCCTGTACCGAATACTCCCATTTGTCCCATCATGACATTCGCAGATACACCTCGCATATGGTCGAATTCCGCATGACGAGAAGCATTCAATAACACTTCTGTATGAACTTCAAATGTTGACTTTGAGATGGGTCCAATGTCATCATTCAAAATACCAGAACGGAAGATAGGCACCATGTTTTCATTTGATGTCATTCGGTCACATAATAGACTTAGATGATGATAGTTGATATAGACACCACTAAATTCCATTACCTCTACCAATTCATTGTAAATAACTTGGCGTGCTGCTTCAATTCCTAAGATGTCGAATACTTCTTTGATATCATTACTAATCGTTCTTGTAGAATCTATGAAATCTAATGATAAAGTTTGCATCAGATTACTACCCGTCGTATCCATAATCCAAATATCCTTATGTGTATATTTTCCATCATCCTTAACGACGGAATTTTGTAATTTTCGTGGAAGAACGTTATCAACACCATTTATGCCTCGAAGAACAATATTATTCAAAAGATTATCTTGGAATATTCGAAGTAAATAAATATCATCAGATTGGTCTAATGTATCTGAGATACCCTTTAAGGGTTTCTTTCCTTTGAGTAATTTCTCATTTAGACGAATTCTAAATACTAAATTGTCTGAATTGTAATCCGAATATACACATGAAATTTCATCACCGTGACTGTTTGTAATCGCAAAATGAATATCATCCATAGTAATATTTTTATCTAAAAGCGTTTCCTTATCCATTTCAATGCGAACAATCCATTTTGACTTTTGTTGTTCGGTTTCACTTTCACCCGAACATTCATTTATCATTTCTTCAAATTCATAAAACTGTTCTAACATTTCTTTATCATCCAACAAATTTGTATTTTTATCATTCGGGTCAAAACATATTTGGACGGACTTGACTACATCTATCAGTTTTGTATGTTCTAACATATTAGAATACTTACTTGCCTTGTCTTTGTCATGTTCGTCATTATGGTTCATATACACAGTTAGTGACGGATTCTTTGGATTTTTTGTGAGACGTAGAATTTCCTCAATACGCGGAACACCACGAGTTACATTTGACTTTGACGATACACCACTTAAATGGAAGGTATTCAATGTTAATTGAGTAGTTGGTTCACCAATTGACTGCCCGGCAATAACACCCACCATTTCTCCTGGATGAACGATTGCTTGTTTATACTTCAATACAATATTTTCTAGAAGTATCACCAACGCCTTACGATGAAATCGCTTATTGATTAGCAAGTCTTTGGGGGTTAAGTAGAAGTAGTACAATACTTCAAACAACAGGGTAGGTGTATTATAGCTGAACTTCTTCAGTTTATTGAAATATTCTTCAATCAGTTCAAACGCTTCTAGTGGGGTAATATCTACAATTGAGTTTGAATTTAATTGAAGTTGTCCCTGAATATTCGCGATTGTATTTTGAAAAGCAATCGGAAGATTCACACCATTTTCATTCTTATTTTTGAATACGGACTCTACAACCATATCACGATATTCAATCATTTTTTCAATATAAGACTTGCATTTTTCTTTTGTATCTTTCACTTGCTTTCTTGTACGAGTTGCTGCGTCTTTTGTGAAAACCTGTGTAATTTCAGATTTTTGGTCGTTCGCACCAACTATATCATAATGAATGTAAATCTCTTCAAGACTCATGCCTACCAGAGGGAGTGACTGATTTTCAACTTTGGATGATTCAAACCCATCGTCACCATAAGCAAACTGAACTATCTTACCCTTATTATTACGAACTGTCATATCATACTCCACCTTTAAATCTTCTAGACCTTTAATTAATCTTCTTTGAATATAACCAGTTTGAGAAGTCTTTACAGCAGTATCAATAAGACCAATACGACCACCCATCGCATGGAAGAATAGTTCAGGAGCAGTTAATCCGGAAATATAGGAATTCTCAATGAAACCACGAGCACCCGGAGAATCGTCATACTTGTTAAAATGTGGCAACGTTCTGTTTTCAAATCCATATGGGATACGTTTACCATCTACATTTGTCTGTCCCAAACATGAAATCATTTGAGAAATATTAATTAGTGTACCCTTAGACCCGGAATTTACAATCATTACGAAACGATTATCCTTAGATAGAGATTTGCGACTAATTTTACCTGCTTGTTCCGTTGCTTTATTCAATACATTATTCACATTTGTTTCGAATTGGGCGTTATTTGTTAGCGAAGTGTTATTTTCGAAGGTTCCCATGTGTACCTTCTCAATAATAGATTGAACTTCTTGCTTTTGTTTTGCTATTTCGTGAATGATAGCATCTT